GTATAGCAATAGCTGTCGTTGAGCGTTTGTGTCCGGGGCGAAGTCGGATTGGAGCCAACAAGCGCATTGACTGAGTTGCCAGTCGATTGCCACGCGGGAAGGTTCGGCGTGCTCGGCTGCGTGTAGACGAAACTTGCGTCCTGAATCCACGTTGCCGGTTGAGCGATGCAATTCCACTCCCGCAGCGCCTCCGCGATATACAAATTTAACTCGGCCTTTGTCCAATGCTCGTTCGCCGTGTCGTTAAGGCGCAGCGCAAGCGCCTGCTCCACTTGGAGCGATGTGGCGTAACTGTATGGGGCATTCTGTGACATCTATCCGCGCTTCCTCGCTGCTTTCTTTTTCTTGGCCTTTTTCTTGCTGTGATCGACTTTGTGTTTCTTCCCCGCGACCACGACATATTTGGCATGAGTCGGGATGCCGCGGATGTGCGTGTACGCTCTCGATTTCCTGTACGCCTCTTCCGATTTGAAATGCTCTGTTGGCATCGCTCACCCCTACTGACTTGCTCCGGTCGTAACGTACTGCCGGATACCTTCTACCGCCTGCTTCATTTTCGGATCGTTATACCAACCATTCTTGCGCCACTCATCAGGATACCGTCCACCCATTTCCGGCGTGACGTATCCGCGAATGTAAGCGTCGATCCGGGATTGCATTAGCCAATCCTGATAGGATCGCTTCTCGCCTCCATTTTTCACCGCGCTTTGATAAATGCTCCGGTCCACAGCGTCTTGATGGGCCGTTCTTGCATTCAACACTTGCTGCTTCATCGAATAATACTTAGGGTCAATCGGTTGTTTCGTCTGCGGATTAACAGCCCCCAGATAGTGAAGCATGTCGCCGCCTAAAGCATTAGTCAGAGCTGGTCCTTTCATCTGGTCGAACAGTTCTAGCGTGATTCTCCCTTTGTTGGGGTTCTGACTCTCCCACGGTGGATAGAACTCTAACCCGCGATCATCATGCGGATTCGTTTTCTTTCCATCTTGAATCTGCACTTGAGAAAGATATGGCGATAGGCGCGGAAACATCTTCGCCACTTCAGCGAGACGAGGATCGGTTTGCGGCGCTTGAGCCAGCGGATGATTCAGCGGAATTGGAGGTCTGCTCGCCATCAATTTGTGTTGTTCGAGTTTACTTTTCCCGTATTCGGATTAAAAGTTGTGACCACGCCGTACCCTTTAACCCTGTTGAGAACGCTGTACCACATATCGACTCTATCGCGGTCTTCCATGCGGATTTCCTTCAACTGAGCCGCCGCCTCTTTCGCAGCGGCACCCATCGCGAACTGAATCCCGCTTGTGCTTGACACATATCCCGTGCTGCCCTTCTGTACTTCCAGTTTTACGATCAACCATTCATACGCTTTTACCCGAGCGAGCGTTTTGATTACGTGCTCAGTGATCGGGAAGGGTAGAGTGTCGGAGTTCAATACCAGATCCGCGCCGCGCCGCGAGTACCACGTCTGGTAGGCATACTGTGCTTGCGGCTGCGGATACAACTCATAGAGCATCCATCCGGCGGTCGACGATCCTGCACGCTGGTCCGTTCCGTAGGGAATGATCGAGCCGGGATTCGAGAATATCTGCCGCTGCGGATCGTTCGCGTCCACCCAGTCTTTGTTCTTCTTCGCCGTTCCTGTCACAAGATCAATCGCGTTGTTCACATCCAGCACTGATTCCCACGCAAGGAAGTCTGCAACCGGGGTCGGATAGTAGCACCGGTAGATCGAGTAACCCAGCGTAGCCCCGGCAGTCGTGTCGTAGTACGGACGGTCCAGAGTCAAAACCACTGCCGAGGGATTCGTGAAGTCAGCCGCAATGATGTTGTAGATGGTCCCCGTTCCGCCGATACGGAATTGCTGCTGCGTCAAAAGATTGCCAGGCTGCGAAGCTGTAGCCCACGCTGCCGAGGCCGCTGCGTCTCCGAGGATGGTAGTAGCCCCGAAAACCACCGTGACGCTCCCTGCGTTGATTAGAGGCGGTGTACCGAAGCCTCCATTGCCCAACTGGAAGCTCCAGCCCTTCATGTTCCGCACGTCGTCCCAGGCATTTTTGATGTGCGTCCGGGCGAGCCCGGCAGAGTACCCCGGAACCGCGCCCCGCATCTCGGCCACCATCGTGCTCAACGACATGCTCACTCCAAAATAAAGGGCGGAAGCGGAATCCCCGCCCCCGCCCGAAGGCCAAACTACGAAAGACCCTACTTGCCTACATACGCCAATCGCACCGTTTCGCCGCTCAGATTGGTCCCCGCAAGAACATCTCCGATACCGCTGATTACGCCACCCTTGACGCCTGTGACCAACACAGAGGCATAGCCTGTAGTTTCTGCCGAAGTGCTTATGATTACCGTCCAGCCATTCGCCTTGATTGTTGCCCCTGTCAAGCTGCTTGAAATCACAGTAGCCAGAGTGCCATCCAGCGGCGAATTGCCGCTTCCAGTGCAGTTCTGCACTACGATAATCATCCCCGGCTGGTATGACTGCGCCGCCGTCAACGTAAGCAGACCAGCCGCAGTTGTAGCCGAAGCCACTGCCAGGCAGTTGGTAATCTGTGAGGTTGGCCCGGCAATGTACGGAAAGGCCATCACCGGAACGCCGCCATTGGTCACAAGCAGCGATGCAACCGCTGTTTCCAGCGTGGTCTGATTGATGACCGTTCCCTGCCAGTTCGCCGTCCAGCCCGTCGAGCTTGCCGACGCGACCTGCACGATGGCTCCGAGAGCGTAAACGGATGCTGTTTTGAATGGCCCGTTGAGATACACGAACTGGCCCACTTGGAGCGAGTTGGCTTGCGTGATGGTCAGGAGGTTCGCTGTCGCCAGAACGCCGGTGATCGGAGAGGCCAGAGCCTGAGCCTGCAATAGATTCCCCGACCCTGCCTGTACAACCTGATACTTCAGGGTATCCGTTTGCGAGGTCCATGCCGATGCAGCAGCGTTCTGGCCGAAGTAGGCAGTGTACTGCGAACTGGTCGCACTGACCACCATCGCCATCACGCCATCAAAAATGATGCCATACGAAGAAGCACCATTCGAGAAAACAATGAACTGCCCGGCTTTGAGCGTATTCGCGCCCACGACCGTAATAAGTCCGGTTTGCGTGTAGCTGGATTTGGTTGCTGCCCCCGACAGGGTTCCCAAAGACAGCGGAACATTTGGCTGGGTCTCGTTCGCTCCCGCGTTGAACCATGCCAACTTGGTCTGCTTACGCACTCCAGTCCCGGTCTGCATGGCCCGCACAAGATAGTTCCCGCTCAGGCTGAGACTGCCGGACCCTTCAATCATGTCCACGCTGTCCATCCCAAGCAACGCGATTCCCGTCAGGTTGTTTTGCGTTCCGATGGTTTCGCCGCCAGCCGTGTAAGACGCAGGGCCGGTGTGGTCAACGGGAATGATCTTGCCCTGTCCGACTGTGAATGAATCGAGCTTCGTGTCCGACATGCTAGTACCTCGAAGGTGCGCGGGTGATGCGAACGAGTCCGGCTCCGCCGCCTGTGGATATTGTCCCAGTTGCCACGACATAACCCACATACAGCGAAATATTGATGTTGGCCGTTGCCAAGCCGCCGGCCACAACCGATGAGGTTGCCGCCATGATGTCGAAGGTGTTCAGATCCGTTGTGGTGCCTCCGACATAGAGGAACACGGAATCGCCGTAACCCGCCCCGGCGCTTTTGGTCAGCGTTCCCCGGAACTGGCAGGTAGTCTTGCCGTTGACCTGAATGAAGGCGTAGTTGTTGACGAGGCCGAAATTCGGGTCAATAGACACACCTGCAAAATCGGGAGCGTTGGCGCTCTGCGTGGTTGTGACGACCTTGCCAATGTTGGTCTGGAGCCACCAGAGAGAGGCGCCCACAACAACCGCAGTCCCCACAACGGCCGGATCGAGTTGCACCCACTCATAGGTGCCCGAGTAGAGTTGGTTCGGGTACGTGGTCGCGTTGGGATTCGAATAGCTCTTTGCCTCATCGTCTCCGAACTCTTGAAACGCGCCCACAACCAAGCCGGTTGGGATCGTCGCACCGGTTTCGGCATCGACCGAACCGCTCGGGCTCGTTGATGCAGCACTGTTGAGATACCCCGAAGGGATGTAGCCTGTCCATGTGCGACTCGACATATCCTATCTCCTTGAAACAGAAATCGTTAGCCGTTGCTCAGCTCAGGAATAAGTCGAATGAGAGCGCCATTGCACATGACCACATCCGCCCCGTCCTGAGATTCAACCTGTTCTTGCTGCTCGATAGTGCCGTTCACGTCGAGCAAGTGCCACGCTTCCTCACATTGAAGCATTCTCCCGACAGTGGTTGGGTTGCGCTGGTTCCCTCGGTGTGAATGCTTCGGGGGTATCCATACAGCCCCCTCCATCGAAGCGCATGGGATGACAAAGAACCTATCTTCGTCAATACCCCAAAACACAATGAAATCGCACGTCCCGACGTAGGTCCGCTCCTTTTGATGCTTGATAACGGTATGGCCGACAATTGTGAATGCCTTCCGAACATCGAAACTGTATGCCCCGTTCGGATAAGCCTTATGTTTGCGGAGACGACCACATTTCACCTGCAACTTCAATCCGTTATCCAGCATGATGTCCACGCCAAAATCGACAGACGGAAAGAACGGAGTATGACCGAGAAGGCACAGACGCGAGGCCACGGCGTAAACTCCTGCCATTCCCTGCGAGTGCGTCTTGAATGCCTTCTTCATGCTATCTCCAATTAAATCAAATACTTGCGTCACCCATTGAAACCAAATGCCTGTCCCGACATGCGCGGCGACGGCGAGTACACGTTTAGCGCCAAGTTAATCAGGCAGGCATCGTTCGTGTTGTTGTTGTACACCTGATTCTCGCGTGCGCCGAACAGGAAATCCGGGTCGTCCGTGGGGCGGTACTTCCATGCCCGCCCTGTCAGCGCCCACAGCGTCTCGCCCACGGTCAGAGTGGTCGAGGCCGGCATATTCGACGGGCTTGTTACGCCCGTGCAAGTAGAGCTTGAACTGAAGGTCGTTGTGAGGTTGTTGCCCGCCGTGATGTAGGCGGTGTCGAAGTCAGCACCCCAGGCCGCGCCCGGCGTCAGGATGTCGTCGTAGATGACCGTGCCGAGAAACGCGATGCCTTCGGTATCGGGAACCGTGGGAAGGTTCTTGAACTTGCCATCCCACGCCGTTGTGAATTGCTGCTGCGTCTGGAGAGCGGACAGAATGTATCCCCACCCGTTCGGCGTGGTGATCGTGATTTCCGGCGACTTGCCCTCGCAGAACTTGCGCTGGCGCACGAGGAAGTTGATGAGCTGACGCACTGAGATTGCCGCCGCCGTGCCGTCCGCATTGCCAAAGAACACAGGGATGGAGTTGTTCGCGGGGCCGATGTTGCCGTTGCGAAGCTGATACCCGTAGTTCAGGTAGTAGTTCCCATCCCAGGAGTTGTTCTTGCCATCGTTCAGCGCCTCAGCCATGCCGTTGATGCGCAGTGAGCCGTCATCGGAAATCTGGTTCGCGATAGCAGCTTGGCCGTGATGGTAGGCCGCAACTTCGACGTTGGTCGAGATCGAAGCGATGGCGTTGCGGTAGTACAAATCCTTGAGCTTGATTCGCGCGTTCGGACCCTTGTTCTGCACCTGGAGCGAGAACGTCTCGAACATATCCCGCGACGTGCAGAGGCGAGGCGGGAAGGCCATCGCCGCAAGTTGCTGGACATGCTCAATCTCGAAGTTCGTGCCCGGAGCCGCGAACCCGGAGGCCGGGGAACCCATGATGAAGGGCTCCTCCATCAACTTGCCGCCCGTGAATGGATCGACAGCGCCGATGGCCCGCATGTGCTGCTGGTAGGCCGTCTTCACGAAGAAATTGTCGTAGGCAACATCAGCGATGTAATCGTTGAACGTCGAGCTCTGGATGTCCCCGTTAAATGTAGGATCAGGCATCACTTATCTCCTGTTACTGAATCGTTTGCGACACTTGTTCCTTGTGCCGTTGCCGGGTCGCTGCGGCGTACTTACGATTCGCGGCCAAAACCTTTTCGCGGTTCTTGCTCTGATAGTAAAGTTGGCTCTCGACCATCTTTTGCTTCTGAGTCATCCCCGCACGTTTTGCCTTGCGTTCGGCGCTGATTTTCATTTCCCGATAGCAAGGCATCCCAGTAAACCGCAAACCACCGGACTTCTCGACCTGCATCTTGCGGCGAGTCGACAGGTACGGGAATATCGCGTGGAACATGGACCGCGCCACGTCGCCATAAAGTTTCCATACGTGGCAGTTTTTCGGAGTTCCTTTACGAATTTCGGTGATGCTTCCACCGAACATTTCGCGGATGCGATATAGGATTTCAGGGTCTTTTTGATGCACGTTGGCGATTGTCCGACCCTTAATTCCGGCCACACAGCCCTCACCCTCGTAGATACCCGCCATCCACGCGATATCCAACTCGCTTGGCGTCCGCGTAGGCGGAATATTACGGGCTACTTCGGATGAATAACTGCTTGCCATACCGCTCCTTGTTAATGCACCAACAAACTCTCGTACTTCTTCTGCCGCGCAAGCGTTGCCGCCTCGCGCCCGACTTCGGTCTGCCACGAGTTTTTCTTGTCCTCGGGTAGAGATTGGAACTTGTCAAACTTGGTTGCAGCGGGACGCGCAAGTTCGGGGCTGGCCGATTCGGGATGCGCCGCTTTGTACTCCTCAACACCTTCGGCCTTAATCCTTGCTTTCTCGGCAGCGGCGGCGGCCGCATCCTTCTCGCGCTGCTTCGTGGACAGGTCGTACTTGCGGTCGATGTACTCGCGTAGCTTCTCGCCGGGGCGCTTGTTCTTGCCGAAATCGTCATACTCGGCTTCGACATCGAGGCCATGACCCAAGAGGTCTCTGGCACGCTCCGACATCGACATCAGGCTCATGTAGGCCCTGCCCTGCTGATCGAGCGCGTCGGGCTTGACGTAGGTGCCTTCGGGGATCACGGGAACGGGGGGATTCTTGGGGTCCGGGGGCGGCGCACCGTCAGCCAGCCACGCATCGGGAACTTCGTAGCCCTGTTCCTTCAAACTCTTGAGATACGCTGTGCGCTCGGCCAACTTCGCCTGAGCCTGCGCGTACTCCTGATCTTTCTTGAGGTAGTGGGGATCGACCACTTCGGTTTTCCACTTCTTGAGATTCGTCTCGATCTCCTGCGCTTTGAGGAGAGAGGTCTTGCCAGCCTCCGCGTCCGCTACGAACGCTTCGAGGATGGTTTTGTAGGCGGGATTGCCAATCATCGCTTCGGCTTCGGCGTCGGCCATGCCGCGTTCTTTCAGAATTTCTCGAATATCAGGCATTTCTCTCCTAGATTGGCGGCGCTTGCGGCTGGGTCGGTTTCACCGTTTGCGCTACCTTGGACTGGATTTGCTGAACGAGTTTCTGAATCCCGGAAGCCTCTTCCGAAGCCGCCGGAAAGACTTGGCCTAGCGCCTGCGAAAGCTGGTCAAGCTGGCGAATGATCTGCACCACCGCACCGCTGGGTGCCCCTGCCGGTTGTGGCGGAGCGCCCTGTTGCGGTGGTGCGATCTGGGGACCAGCGGCCATTAGCGCTTGCGCCGTTCCTTCTTGTGCTCCATCGCCTTGAAGCCGCCGTGGATTTTCAGGCCACGATGACCCTTCTTGTGTCCGCCCTTGTGCTTTTTCACGCGATGCTTTGCCATGATTCTCTCCTCTCGGTTGACTGAAATAGAAAAGGCCCGGAAGCCTCTTCGCTCCCGAGCCATGTCGCGTATCCCCGAGTAGGGCACGAATCAGAATCTCGTCTGTCGAACACTATAAACCCAATCGCACCCCGCCTGTCAAACTTTTTCTTTTCAGTAGGGGGTATCTTCGCGCTCCTCGACAATCTTCCGCGTCTTGCGCTCCGTGAAAATCACGTCGTTTATCCCACCATTGCCAGGGAAAGAAACCACGAACTGCCCCCGCCATTTCTCGCGCAGAAACAACTCGATCAACTGCGCCAGTGTCGCCGCATCCTTCGGCCCTTTCCATGTGGCTATAGCCTGATCTTCACGCTTGACTTCAAACTGCTTACTGTCAAATGGCGTCACGAGCTTGTTACCGTTGAGCGCTGTCCCTCTGCGCTCCCTTTCGTTTCCATGTGCGGGGGTTTATTACCTGTCGGCGGTCTTCCCGGTTTTGCTCCTGCCGGTTGCGGCGGTCCACCCGCGCCCTGTGGCTGCAAGGCCGTCGCCAGTTCCTTCATCTTTTCGGCGAACTCGATTTTCATCTTCTGCTCGCTCTGCCACTTCTCAACTTCGGTGTTGCCTTCCAAGGTTCCCCAGTTCGCAATGTCCAGAGCCTTGGCGACAGTTTCCGAAGAAATGATGCCACCCGACCTTTGGTATTGGAGCAACGTCAGTTTTTGCTTGGTCTGCACTTCGCCGTGCAGCGAACCCGGAGCGACCTGGGCGTGAATGTTCGAGAGAAATATCTTCGTCCGGTCCATGCGGGAATAGATTGAACCGCCCTTGGCGGGATCTTCCTCCGGCCCGTGCGACGGGATCAACTCCTGCGGCTTGAAGTCGAATACTTCTTTCGCCACGCCGCCCGGTCCGACATACTGCATGATCCTGCCTGTGGGGTAATACTGCATCACATCGGCCAGAACCATCTCCATGATCTCGCCCATCGGCTCTTCCATGCCGTGCGAGATGTCCGTGGCAATGGGACCGGCTTCTTCCTGCGCCTTTTCAATCGCGTTGTCAGCAGACGCGATCTTGGCCTTGGCGAGATTCTTTAGCGCGTCGAGGCCGAGCATGTAGTCCTGCTCGTCGCATAGCAGTTTGTGAAAATTGAAAATCCATTCGGGCAGGTTGTAAAACTCGGCGGGCATCATTGGGCGCATTACGTCCTCTTTGCCTACAGGACCATCAACGCCAAGACGCGCCCTCTCTTCGTATGGGTCCATCTGCTCCATCGTCTTGCGGTTGATGCCTGCGCTCTTGTCGTACATGAACCCCGGATCGAGCCTTGCCGCCCGTGTTTGATCCATGCCGCGCAGCAATGCCTTCCGCGCCTCTCCAAGCGATGTGATGTCGCCAGCCAGAGAATAACCAGGATCCCACGGCCACTCATCGGCGGAGAAACGGGCTAGCGGGTGCATCCCATGCCAATCCCAGAATGGTTCGTCAATCAGCGGCTTTTGCATCCCCGACTGCGAGACGAAGATGCGGAGATTCGGGTACAGGTAGCAATCTTCTTCCGTTGCCTTGCGCGTTTTTCTGATCCCCGGCTGCACAAACTCGGCAGTCGGAAACTCCTGCCCAAGATAAGGCACCACGTAGGATTCAATCGACCCCGCCTTGCCCATCGGGATCGGCTTCTTCGTGTCGTTCAGGCTCAAGTCACGAACGGTCGTGTAGCGGAACTCATACATCTCCGCCGCCCAGTTGCCCCAGGACGTGTCCGCTGCCCCCATGCGAAGTCGCTGGGCGAGACTAATACGATCCTTCGCCGCATTGCCGGAGTAGCGCCTACGAGCCACTGGACGCAATTCAGAAGCATTCCGCGAGAACTTGCTGGCGCCCTCGTAGAGCGGCATAAACTTGATCCGCGTCCAGCCATAAGCGCCCTGCACTTTATTGTCGTCGGGCATCTGGAACGGGAGGCAATCGTTGCAGGAGTACACGTCGAAGTCAATCCGGCGAGCGGACTTGGCTTGCAGCCGCATGTTTCGATAGACCGGCGAGATGAATGAAAACCCGCCCGCCACGAGCCACTGCGTTGCCTTTTTGAAAGCCGTAGGGAACTTGCTCTCGAAGTAGACAGCCTTCCAGACCTTGTTCATCATCGTCAGGAACGCTTGGTAGGCCGGATTGTCCGAGGTGTACGCATCGACGGCGCGGATGTCGGCGATGTTCGCTACGACTTCGCGGAGCGCCCGCTTCTCGCGGCTCATGTTCAGGTTCGAGCGCGATTGGTTAAGATTCTCCGCCACGCGCCCGGAGATGAGATTGATGGCCGTGCCGATGTCGCGGGAACTGAGCAGCGAAGAATTGTATTGCTCCCCGGAAGAGATAACATCATTGAGCCACCCCATCTTGTCGGATGGCTTCGCGTCTCGCGCGGGAGGCTGCCAGTGTCGGTCGTCTTGCTCGATCATGCCGTCGCCTCTGCGAGTTTACTGACTGGGTTCACTTCGTCATCGGCCAATCCGCGCCGCTTCCGCGCGTATTTCGCGTTGCCGATTACATCCTCTTGCCGCTCAATCACCAGACTTGCCCGGCTCAGGTCCGGCTCCGCGACCAGCATCTTGTAAAATGCCTCTTCGCCGCGCTCGATGTTTTCGAGTGTCCTACGGGTCATGGCCTCATCGTAGGCGGAGATGCAGCCGGAGGCAAGACGCAATTTGCAGTTGGCCTTGATCCGGTCCCGGTACGCCTGAGAGCGCATGTGCTGCTCGACGGTCAGCGACCTTTGTTTCTTATACTCCTGCGCCGCCATGCGCCGGGAGAATTGCTCAGTCTCGGCAACCGTCTTACACTCCACGCGCCGCCAGCCCCGGAACGGCCTCATGCGAGTGTCGGGAGCCAGCATCAGCTCACCGCTTGGATGCACCCAATAGACCGTAGCCTGCGCGTCACTTATCTGGCCCCTCATTCCGCGTACCTTTCAAACCATTCTTTTGCAAGTGTATTCGGCACCGTTTGCACCCAAGGGCGATAGTCCACTTCGTAGCCCTCGTCCTGCGAAGAATTGTACCGCGCTTTTGACCTTTCGCCCATAAGATCGTTATCGTGGAAGGTGAAATAGGCCATCGCCCCGGCAAACTTGCGGTCATCGTGCATGTCGGAACGATGATCTTCACGGGTCTTGCCGCCGCTCGTCATGCGCTGCTCAGACGCTTCGATCTCCTCGATAGCAAACCTCGAATTGACAATGCACCAGCCGTTTTCCGTGGCGTGCTGGAACACTCCCAAGAGCAAAGGCCGTGACCATTCGTTTGTCCACCAACCCTCGCGAGCATTTACGCTTGGTTTCGGTCGCATGGTTCGCTTGTCGTACTCCCTGAAATGATGGTGCGACCTCATGCCGTGGAGTTTCAAAGCGTGATAGCAGGAATCTCCATACTTCCGGCGCTGCTCGATCACGTACCGCACCTGAGATTCTTCGAGGTAAATTCCGTAGTATGCTCCGAGAGCCAGAGCCCATGCGTAGATTTCCACGTTCGATATTGTGTCGGAAGCGAACTCCACGACTTGCTCATCTGGCATGGCATCCTCGCCACACTTGTTGACCCACAGCGCGTTCCGGTCGCCGCCCACGCCTGTTCCGGTATCGACGCCGATTGAATACCGTGCCCCCTCTTCCGGGTGCTTGAAAATCAGAACCTTGTTCATCGGGTCGAAGGCCGGAGATTCGTAATCCCCCAGCAGCGGCATCATCACCCACTCAAGTCTGATGTCGTGCGGCGTTTTCCACTCGATGACGATGCGCGGCTTGTCGGGGTCGATTACGCCTTCGACTGCCGGCGGATCGTGCCTCTCGGCGATGCCTTCACCGATCAGGCCGTACACATCTACGGTCTTCGCTCGACGTTCCTTCATTTCCTCAACAGCTTTGCGATCGTACTGAAGATCATTCTCGCCGATCAAAGCGTCGTAAGCATCGCAGGGCATGTGGCGCGTCCATGACTTATCCAACCCCCGGTCCCGCGCCTCTTCGTAGTTGAACTCCCAAAACCATTGCTGAATTTTTGGCATCTTCCATTTCGCCCCGAGCACCCGGCTCAGAACCTCGGTACAGTGGGCATACGCCTCGCACTTCGCAACCGTCGCCAACGTGCGTGTGTTCGGCATCCAGTCGGCAGGCATGGGGTACTGTTTCAACCATTCAGGCGACGGGTAAAGCTCAGGCGTCATAAACCACGGAATAAAGACTTTCACCAGCCTGCGCGTGCTGTGCCACAGCTTCGCCCACCAGGTATCGTTTCCGTTTCCTGTCGATTCCAGGATCATCAGGATTTCCGGTCCCGGATGGACGGCACGAAACAGACCTTCTTCAATCTGCTCCACCGGGTCCGTGTAATCGCAGACTTCGGAAAGATGTACAGCCGTTGGCGACGTGCCCTGGCCGATGCCGGTGCGAATCGAGCCGGACTGAATGACAATCTGCGAGCCTACGTGCGCGAACTCCAAGAGAGCTGCCCCGGAGCGTTTGTCTTTCGTCTGCTGCGGGGGCAACCACCACGGCAGATTCTCAAGCGCCGTGTACATCATGCCCATCATCACGTAGGTTTTCTGATCGTTTGCGGAACCGATGGTACATTTCACGCCGGGGACAAACAGCGCCCGGTGGGTCATCAGCGCTTCAACAAACGTTGAGAAACCGCCCTGCCGCGCCTTGAGCAGCATGATTTCGATGGAAAGACCACGATCCTCCAAGTCCTGAATGACATTGAAGAGGACGCGCTGACCGCCACGGAATTTGAAGCGGAAAATCCGGTTGTTTGCAGAAATGTAGTGGTAGCGGGTGACGTAGTATTCAAAACTCAGAGCGCACATCGCACGCTCGTTCTGAATCCACCGCTCAAGAGGCTTTGTCAGTTGCGAATCGTCGAAGATCAGGTCGCCCTTCGCATCCTTGCGGTAGAGCGTTTTCATGTGGGCGTTGACGCGATCTATTTCTTCGATGGAGTGCTCGACGGGGAGCCATGAATATTTCTGTTTAAACCTCGCTAATTTCTCCAGAACTATTCGCGGGCTGTACATGCACGGATTCTACAACTGCGCATCCCCTCGATCAACACCAGCCCATACTTCGCGCTCGTCGATAACCATCCAACAGCGTTTGCATTGTCCACTCTGCTTAATCCATCCGCCACTCCACGGAATGAAAAAATTCTGCCACGCAGGTTTAGTGTGACCGACAATGCGACAAATAGTGATCGAAAGAAAACGACGCCACACACTCATGCCATCCTCGCAAATTCACCGTGATACTTTTCAGCGGCAGGTACGTAAAGTTCTAAATGGGCCGCTTCTTCTGTGTCTCGCACTCCTAGATATATCGTCTTTCCCCCTACGGTGATATAGGCAGCCCATTTCTGGCGCGAACGGCAAACCCCCTTAAACTTAGAGGCGGTGTTTTTCCTTTTTCTAGTATTACTCCTGTTTTGTCCGCCAGTCGATTTCCTCAGGTTAGCCCGGCGGTTATCGAGCGTTTCGCTCGGCTCTCGATGGTCGCCCTGATGCGGGTCGCCGTGCTCCAAGCCCAAGACCAGACGATGCATGTAAATCCAAGGACTCCTACGACCACCAACTTGAGGACCATTACGACGAGCATAAAAGCTCTGTGTCTTTTCGGACCATGCAGCGTGCCATTTCCACTGATTAAGAAATTCATAGAGGTCGGCATCGACCAGAGCCACTTGCCCTTGCGTAAGTGGGATTTTGCGGTAGGATGAATCAGGGGTGCTCATATCGGACTTGCCTCCGGTGTGACGTGATGGGGCGCGACAACGCCCTGTCCCCCTATTATACCTCCGCATCTAGATATTCGACCTCTGGAACGATCACTGGAACCGTTTCTCGTGGAGCGGGAAGCTGCGCTTGGGGTGCCACCACGTCTTGCATGTCGAGTAAAAAATCATCCATACTCTGAAGTTCTCCCGGTTCACCATCATTCCCAGATTCCACGTTGGCATTGAGATTATTCTGGTTCAGATTGATGGTGGTATTCGATCCCTTAGGCGTCGGCAGGAATCCAGTGGCCTTGTGGAAGATTTCCATAGCCTTCGTATCGCCGTTGGTGTGGCCGACTACTACGCGCCGGTCGCCGATGTCGGCAACGATTGGCACCTGATCGGTGGCCGCTTTGATGGTAGCCTGCACCACCTTGGGCTGGGCGACGGCGACCATCATCTTGGTCACGTCCTGACATTGCTGCATGAGGGCGCCCGTCAAGACTTCGATAAAGCGGCGAGCACTAATACCTGCTGCTGTGAATTGTTCTTCCAGAGTGGTGCGGCGTAAATCTGACGGACTGATTCGTTCACGGAATCGGATAAACGTTTGGGCATCTTCCGATTCATCTGCAGCCAGTGCCTTGACTGCCAAATCCACACTCCCGACCGCACGAACGATATTGCGGGTAACATCAGGCACGCCCTCCATCATCTTCGCCGTCACCCCGAGCCGCTTTCTTGCCGCCACGGTTCGGGAGTCGAGATGCCCGTCTCCGAGACACCGCGGCTTCTTCGCCCGTGAGGAAGTTGTGCAGTTCGCGCCTTTCGGGGTCTTCGCGCTCGTAGCTTGCCCGGAATGCTTCTGCTTCTTCGACGTTGACGACGGGCGGCTCATTGGCGTTATTGTAGCGCACCATTTGATCCGCGATGCGGTTTAACGCGGCGGCGATGGCATCCAGAGGGTCACTTTTTCTTGGCTGAGGCCTTGGCATTCTGAATCCTCACGCGGCGTTTCTGCGGTCCCGAGGGCGTCTGTACCATGACCGGCAATGGCAGATCGTTGTCCTCGCGGGTCTTGTTGGGAGACGGGTCCGACTGATACTCGCCGCTGACCGGCTTCTCAACCGCCTCACCTTGCTGCTCACCTTGCTGCCCGACACCCCATACCAGCGTACCCGGAGTGGGCGAGTTGATGAACTCGATTTTGATGTCGAACTTCACGCGGAACCCGGCATAGGTGATGTCGTCCACCAGCGTTCCGTTCGCGTTCATCGCCGCTTCGATCTTGGCGAGAATGATGGCCTTGATTTCCTCAGCGGCTAGGGGATCGTTCAAAATCGCTTCTTTAGGCATGTTTTTCCTCCTGAAATTCCTTAATTTCCAGATCGACAGTGCACCCCTGACAGAGTGAAGAATGGTCATCGAGATGGAAGAAATATCCATCTTCGTCGTTCGGGTCCAACTGCGCCCATCCAACCGGCTTTTTACATCCCGTGCAAATCCTTCTGAACCCGATGGGCATGTCGCTCTCTCTCCATCCACACTTGAATTACAGCCAGTTTACGCTTGTGGGGCAAGCGCCCCGCCTCGATCCTGCAAACACTTTCCCGACTCAGGCCGAGCAGACGCGCCAGATCATGCTGCGTCATTCTGGCCGCACGGCGCAGACGGCGCAGCTCTACACAATCGAGAGTTTCCCTGCCGGCCATTGCCACCTGATTACCTGCTCGCTCTGCAAAACTACTTGCCGAAGGCTTCCGATTGCGTTGATCTTGCCGTCGCCATCAGGAAGCAGCCGATTGATCGTGTCCGCAAGTCTCTTTGCGTCCTCGCAGATGACCCTCGCGGCATCCTGCTGGCCGTTGTCGGTTTTTGGAGCCGCGAACCACTCGTCGATGTTGTACTGAGGAATTGCCATTTGTTTTCCTATCTGGGACGTTTTTCGCGGGGGATGACTCCCCTATTTCTTGGGAACTTCTGGAGCCGGAGGTTTGGCGGCGCACATGATATTTCCGTCTTTGTCCAGGTGCGGTTGGAACTTGTCGCCGCAATCAGAACCGAGGTCCGCGACAGCCTTCTGCATGTCGGCATTGGCCTTCTGCCACGCGGGAGCTGCGTTGTCGATCTCCACCTGCGCCTTGAAGTAAGCGGCCTTGTGTGAATCGCTTACGGCGGGAGCGTCTTGAGGTTTGTCCTTCGCCTGGATCGGAAGCGCGAAAACGAGGGCAAGCAACACTGCTAATTTCATGATTTTCCCTTTCTTTCTGCGCGGGGCGTTCCCCGGAAGCGTCGGGCGGGACGAAATTGCCGAGCTTCCCACCCCGCGCATATTCCCATTGAAGGGAACTCGTTATGTCGTCTGCTCGATTGTGAAGCTGGTGATGTCGGGCGAGGGAGGAGCCACGATGGTCTGTGAAGTCGTACCAGTAGCCACGGTGCCATCAGCGTTCGTGTAACTGATGGTCAGCGTGAAACTGGCTCCGACCGTCGCGGACGCTGGAATATCGACCGTGGCAATCAGGCCGGTTGGGTCTACGGTGATGGGCGCATTGGTCGTGTCCGAACTCTCCCACGTGGGGGGCGTCGAAGGGACCGAGGTCGAAGGAACCGGGGTCGCGGTAAAGACCGGCGAGTTTCCGGGGGCAATAGCAAGCATGGGGTTCTCCTTGGTGATGACGAATCTTTCGATCCGTCTGGTTTCGAGAATGCGAAGAATCTCAGACTCTTCGCGCAGAATTTCGTCGAGCTTGTTTCTATCCGGGTTGCGATGCTTTTTGTGAGACATTTGGCACCTGCTGAAAACTTAATCCTGTTGCCCAATTACGGCAAGCCTGTTTTGCTCACTTCGATTGCTGGCCGCGACGGAAGGCTTCGCGCACGGCGTCGTCAATACGCTGAAATCTTGCGCAAAACCTTCCTATCTCCTCTTCACCAACGTATTCCGGCTCCGGCGCGAGGAACACGCGGCGCTGCCACTCCCCAATGAACCAACCAGGAATCTCATCGAGCAATAGCCCATGCGGAATTCTTCGCATCAAATCGCGGGCTTCATCTTGCGAAACTCCACGCTCTAAAAGCCAGCGCAGGGCGGCTTCGATGCACTTCTCGGAAATTACTCGCAAGACAAACGGCTCAATGAACTCTTTGCCGCGATTCTCTACCGCAGCCACATACGAAGCAGCCTTCATTGCTTCCGGCACTTTGATCTTCGTCTCGCTCATCGCTCTCTCCACTCCGACCACCTGTTGCGAATCGAATTGCGCGGCCACTCCCAAAGCAAAATCACCGGCCAGTACCACCACACCGCACCGCCGATCCATCCGCGATATCGACCGTCCTGCCGTCTCCAGAGAGTCCCGCTCATGCTGCCTTCTTCCTCCACTCCGCCTTGCGCATCTCGTACACGTAGAGCGCCCAGCACTTCTCGCAGAACTGCACATCCCCACAGAACCGCGTCGGCGTGCCAAGACACCAGCTACAGACGAGATTGAACATTCCGCAGATCATTTCGCCTCAGGTTCCTCTTGTAACGCCGGGTCCATTGGTTCGCCATCTTCCCACTTGAACTGATTGAGCGGGAAATGAGCGTGACAGTTCACGCACATGGTTCCTGAGTAGAAGTTCGGATCGCGCGCGTATGTCTCGGCTAGCGCGAGTCCCATCGTAGTAATCGAGCCGCAAGTCAGATGCCGGTATGATCGCCTAACAGGCTTGACGAATCCTTTGGCTCTCTCTTGCGGACAGAGCACAACATAGTCTTTCTGCATTCCGGTTGCGGGGTCAATTTCCCGGTGCTCAGGCGTCTCAGGTTTCCCGCTCAACATGCAGCGTTTTGAGCGGTCCACGGGAGGAATACACTTGCAAGCCTCACGCGGTTCCCCGCAATCAGGACACCAGTTGTCATCGGAGGTCAGTTCCTTGTCTTCCATCACGACTCCTTTACTCTGGTCAGGGTTAGCACTTTGTCGTCATCAGAAAGGCTCATTGCTAGTGTGCCTTTCTGAGCAGCGGCGAACATATCTGCTACCGCAACGGTGAGACTTCCGCCAGCATCATCAATCAGTTTGGCAATGGAGGCGTTTACCATGATCCGACATTCTTCCTCGGACCATAGCCGCCGCGAATAGTTGGTGAAAGTGGTCTTGAAGTCCCCACGCTCGACAGCCGCATCCGCCGCTTTCGACATGAGCAAGTTGGCCAAGTTGCGCGCCTGCTCCACCGAAAAGACGATATGACCGACGCCGTTTTCGTCAGGCTGCAAATCGGGATGGTTGACTACCACTTCACCGTTACCGTTAGTGTCGACTTCCAAAACTCCGCTCATATCCCTCACTTCCCCTCACACCACTTTTGATGCCCGCTCAGCAAACCTCAGGTTGGACAGCTTTCGGGCTTGTCCAAAGCGACCCCCTCCGCCTCCACTCCGCCTTGCGCATCTCGTACACGTAGAGCGCCCAGCACTTCTCGCAGAACTGCACATCCCCACAGAACCGCGTCGGCGTGCCAAGACACCAGCTACAGACAAGATTGGACATTGCGCAGATCATTTCAATCCTCGCCTCTGCGGTCCCCATCCCACTAGTAAGGTCTTGCGGGGACCGCTTTGGCTTTTGCTCTTCATTTATAGAAAATCTCAAATGTCCAGGTCTTCCCCGCCATCTTCATCGCCTGCTGCCAGAAGTTTTCTCCGCTCGACTTCACGATCAAGCGAATATGCGTTGACCGGGGCGGAATCGATACTCTCAGCCATCCGTTTCGCAGTCTCTTCATCGACTGGAGTGATGCCGTAGATAGCCTTGACGTTGTAATACTTTGTGAGCGGATCGCGGTCTTTGACTGCTGGCACATCGACGCGAATCAGAGAACCGCCTCCGATTTCAGCTTCGGTCACTTTTCCTGCTATCCGATTGTGGCCGAACAGTTCGACCAGCGCCCACATTTCTTTCGTCTCTTGCTCACTCATTTTACTTCGCTCCTCATTTCGCCTTACACCACTTTTGATGCCCGCTCGGGCGGTTTACACATCAAACACTTGCATCCGGCGGCGTGAGCGGGTCTACCCGCGGATTGCCGCTGACTACCAAGGTCGTCCAATTTTCCCGACTCACTCCCTTTTCCACTGTCGGCCTGACGAGCCACCCTAGGAACTCGCTCTCGGCCTCCGTCTCCGCTTCTACCGACACCCCGCCGCCCGGACCCGCCAGTATTCGTGCCTTCATTTTCTTCACCCTCATTAGCCTGCGCCTTGCCGCGCTTGAACTGGTACCAGCACCGGCAGCACTTCACAGGATCAGGATTGCGCTGCCCGTTTGCCGATCCGCACTTCGGACATATCACCATCACCACCACCATAATCCACCACCACCACCATGTCAAGCCCTTTTTCGCTTTTCTCGGGTTGGGCCGGAAAAGTAGTCCCAGCCATCACGCCCGCCCGCATCGGGACAACTAATCCGGCCGGCCCGCCGCGCCTGGTCGCCAGAATCGCCGATCACCCTACCCGCCGATTCACCTCCGATCACCCGCCGATTGAACGCCTTACGACGATTTCCGGTCAGTCTCGTGGACCTTACATATTGAACACGGGGGACGAGGGAGGGGGACCGGGATAACTTCACATCACCGGGCAGATTGGTAGGCGATACAGGCGGCATTGCCGTATTACAAAAGTTTTGCCGCTAGTTGACGGTTTTAGTTGACAATGACGGTAAAAGTGGTAGGGTGGATATAACAGATGGGGGTCAACCAGACCCATGGAGAATCGCATGTCAAGATCGTGGACTTGGATCGAAGAGGATAGTGAGCGGTCTGAAGAAGAAATGGACCGCTTGACGCCGCGCCTTAACGCTCTCGCTGAAGAGTGGAGCGCCATCACACAAGAGATTGAAAACGAGTCGTTTAGTAGACAGGCTGACCGTGAGGATGGATACGATTATGAGCCTGATTGCGACTCGGAAGATTGTTCGTGGCGCCGCCCATGCGCGGAATGCCGGGAAGCGCTTCAGGTCGCCCAGCAGCGCCACGAAGCCAAAGAAGTAAAACTCGAAATCATCGAAGAGATATTGGCCCGTCACGGCGCGCGCATGATGCGCCCCTATGAGCACTGGAACGAGGATGAGCGCTACATGGAGCACATGGAGACTCGCTACGACTCGTGCTACTAACCTTCGCCGCGCCGTCTCCACGGTAAGCGGAGCGTCCAGCGTGGTAGCTGGTGCCGGTACGTAACCCGGCGGAAAAAGGAGCACATGACCGAGAAACGCGACTACACCGTGCCGCAAGTTGCAAAGGAGTTTTCCTGCTCACCTGGCACGGTCAAGAACTGGATCAAAAAGGGCAGGATCAAGGCTTATCGGCTTGGCGGGGAAAAGGGACGTGACTATCGAATCCCGTGGGCTGAAGTCGAGCGCATCCGAAGCGAATGGACTTACTCACCGGAAACAGAAACGGCACTATGAGCGGTAAAACGAGGGATTAGCATGATTATTCAAATCATCGCGTGCGGCGTTCAGATACTCACCCTGTCGCTCTGCAATGCCTACTGGAGCCAGAAGAGGCACATCTGGGAACCCGCACCTGAACCCGATCCGTCGTGCTGCTACGACGCATCTTGGAGACGACCATGAGCAAAAGGAGCAGATATGATTGGCTTTAAGCAGGGAGAGCGCGTCCGAATAGTGGCGCATGGTTCGCGTCCTGAACTGAATGGAGTAACAGGGAGGGTCGTGCGTCCGCTTATCAGAAGCCCGCACAAGGCGTGGATTAAAGCCGACGCCGATTTACCGGAGAATTGCAGGAGTTTTCCTGATCCTGCCGATGAACGCTTCCGCCATACATGCGTTTACGACGATGAATGTGAGGCGCTATGACGGCCGAACAGGAAGCCGAAGAGTTGGGGTACTTTGCGGCCGTTTGCGACGTGGAATCGTGCTACCGCGACATCACCGACCGCGAACGCGAAGAATTGGAAATCAGAGCTGTGCGCTATCGTAATCTACAGCTTGCCACGCTCGCGGAAATCGAAGCAGTGAAAGAAGTTGTCTACGCAATACATGGGGTGGGGATATGACAAAATGCACGCACACATCGGATTGGTGGAAGAATCAGCTCGCCTGTATTTGCTGTGGAGCACTTTACAGCGATGAGGAAGCCGAAGAAATCGCCAACGAATCCACACGAACCTTCACTGCAAAGCAGGAGCGGATTATTGCCATGCTCCAGGCGGAAAGCGACGAACCATGAAAATCGAGATCACAGGCAGCTACGACAAAGAGCAGGAGTGCGCCGGCGATGACTCATATCACCCCTACGTCATTCCGCACGCTGATCCATTCCACGACTTTACAATTTGGGCGGTCATTGGGGCCATCGTGTGCTTAGTTCTGATGCTGCTCGCGCCCTTCTTCCGACCATAACCGACGAAAGGAAAACCCGATGGCTGTTGAATTTGAAGTCAAAGGCACCCGCACATCCGAATACCTATTCCTGCCCGAGCAGTTGGACGTAGACCCCGCGATGAACGGAAGGCATGACCTTCCCGACATCGGCTGGATTGTCGATTCCATTCTGCGCCACGGCCAGTTACAACCTGTCACGATCCGCCGCACAGCCGGTAAGCCTGTTCTGGTCGCCGGGTTCTCGCGCTGGCGGGCCATCAGCAAGATCAACAAAGACAAGCTCACCGAAAAGCCGCTCTCTCTGCGCTGCTCCTACACCCAGTTGACCGAGAAGCAAGCCTTCCTCGCCAACATCGAAGAGAACCGGGTCAGGAACGCGACGACGCCGATGGATGACGCCTACAACCTGCAGCGTCTCGTCAATGTGTACCAGATGACCGAGCAGGAGTGCGCGGACGCCTATCGTGCATCAGTCTCTTGGGTGAAGAGCAGGCTGACCCTTATCGAGGCCACGCCGGAAGTCGAGAAGCAGATCCGCAAAGGCACCATCAAGGGACCGGCCGCGAAGGCTGTCGCCAAGCTCTCAAAGGAGCACCAGAAGAAGTTGGCGGAGGTTGCCGAAAAGACGGGCAAGGTCACCAAGGCAGACATTGAACGCGAGACAGGCAAACCAACGAAACCATCGAAAGAAGCGAGTAGCTTGGCCACACTTGCCTGCGACCTAGCCCGCCACGTGATCCACGACGACTTGATTTTTGAGAAGCTGGAAGCACTGGCCGATAAGGTGCTTGCCGCTGCCGGTCAGACACTTTAGTTCCGCAACACCCCCTCGCTCCAACGTCTGCAAGACAAACTCCCACCAAAACCAAACCCCCGGTTCCTGTGAAGGAGTCCGGGGGTTTCCACTTAGAGCATTGCACTCTTGGAGTCCAGGCCACGAGAGCACTTGTAGATTACCAAAACCCGTGCTACTCTGCAAGAGTCCAGGGTCACATGAGGGTAAATTCTCTGACAATTCGCGCGTCAAAGACTCCGCATTCGTGCGCCTGGGCCGTGCCCGTTGTGGTCTGCCGTCCGGCGGGGGAGCGACATGCTCAGGATGCAGCTTGGTTCAAGGCGCTCATAGGCAGCTTCGAGGATTCGGTGGACTTCCGGCGACGGTGAACTGTCGTCAGGGTTTGAGTCTGCTCGAATCGGCAGGCTCCAGAACACGGCCAAACATGAGGGGCCCGGTTCACCAAATCACTCCCAGTGAACGTCCCCTGATCCCTCTAGGGGAACGTGCGTCTGACCCGCTTTTAATCTGGAAACGTCACACGGAGCTATTCAGGGCCGCAATCACGTCCAATATCGGCTGCCCCGTCTGAATCATCTTGTAGGTGAACCTGAGTAGTAACCAGCCCTGCATCTGGAGCGCGTTGTACTTGTCCATGTCGCGGGCGAACCTGCCCTTGATGCGATGCACGCTCGATTCGACCTCGACAGCCAGCTTTCTATCGGGCCACGCAAAGTCGATCCTCCAGCGCCGCGCCTGATCGAAGCGAAATTCACGCTCCGGCGTCAGCTTGTTCACCTGGCAGTGGAAGGCGAATAGGCGCTCGCCGCGTGACTCGCGCTTCATGGTTCCTCCGGTTCTGCCTCGAAGTAGTTCTTATCGCCCCGGCGCGGTTTGCGGTCTTTGAAGCACATGAACAGGCAGGTTTTGACGTGACGCCACGTGTGGCCGTGGTAAGAGATCGCCTCGATAGGCTCTCCGCAATACTTGCACTTCCGTTCCTTGCTCATGCTTCCTCCCTCATCGCCTGCACGCCTAAAATGCCCCCAGACCGACCAGAATTTCCCTCAGACGAACAGTTGCGCCTCCGAACCTCTAACGGCAGCCTCAGGTATTGCTCAAGGCTCATAGAGCCCTTTGCGACGTTTCCGGATAAATGGCTGATCCCGAGGTTCGCTTGCCGGTCGTCGTGTTTCCCGCCTCCTGAGCCCTTGGAGGTCTTGTGCTCGAGGGTGGCCTGAAAACGGTCAACCGGCTGCTCACAGAGGCAGCAAACGCCCCTGCAGACCTGCCAAGCGATATTCCAGCGCTCCTGTAGAATCGCCCGGCCTGCCTCGGTGCGCCGTATGACCTCCCGCCCGTCCGGGTATATCCAAACGCCTGGTCGCTTGTCGATCATGCAGCCCTCACCAAGCGCATCATACGGTTCACCCGCTCCGTTGGCTCCTCTTCCCACAACATCGGCGATTCTTTCCATGCCGACCGCGCTTCAATCTCAGCGATGCGCTTCTTCCACCGCTGCGCGAACGTCCGGCCAGGGTGATGGTTGGCTAGTCGCCTCATAGCAGCGCTCACCTGTACAGATGTAGGCTCGTTCTTGCACACCAGGATCATCAACTCCCGTCCCAATTCCGTCATGCGCTCAAACTGGTAGCGTCCAATCCTCTGAATCGTGCGTCTCGATACGCCGTACTGCTTCGCCAGCAATGTAGTAGCTTCCGGTGGTCTGCTCATTTGCCGACCTTCCGGATGCCCTTCAAAGCCACGCCCAACCCACCCACGATGTCGGCCGCCGCCACCTGCTGCTCCATGCACGCTTTGATAGCAGCCTCGCAGCCGCCGATGATCGATCGCAGCTTGGCCTTCTCTTTCACGATGGCGATGTAATCGACAGTGACTAGATGCCTCGGAAGCCCCTCAGTCAGTGATGCCAGGTATGCAACTCCCCCGATCTCCTTGCAGCCATCCTCGCCCAAATGGTTCGATAGCGTCACGATGTCGATAGTGCTCCCCGCGTCTTTCAATTGGTTCATCGCTAAAAATATGCGCCTATGTGAATCAAGAGAGTAATCATCGGGCTTGATCTCTTTTGTCTGATCCAGCGCCGCGTTGTCGAGCATGATAGCGCCGATAATGGTCCGCTCCGCATCCACGCTCGCGGGCAACTCTGAACTCCCGGTCAACTCTCGGAAGCCCGGCGTCTGGTCGATCTCCTCGCGGATCATGCCACGAAAAATGACGTAGAGGGAATCTAGCTTGTCACGGGAACTCGACACTTGCCCCCCCCGGTTTCTTCTTGCGCTCTTTCCAAGACTCTCGCACCGATTCGGCGATGCGCTTTTTATGCACGGCGGAGAGCTTTATCTTCGGATTGCTGCGTGTGAAAATCGGCCTTCCGCCGTTGGCACCTTCCGCTTCGTTGTACCCATTGGCGACAGTGTTGTGGAGTTTAATCATCCTGCGCTCAAGGCGGTTGAGATCCCGCTCGCATGACCGTTCGCCGAGTATTTCCGCCGTGAACGCCTCCCATCCGTAATGGCGCATTTCCCGGTAAAGCAGGCTATCCAGCCGCCCGATCCGCATCTCGGTGCGGTGCTGGCGGAGACGGGACTTTAGTACGCCCCGCGTCTTGCCCACATAACAAAAGCCATTGATCTCATTCCGCAACAGATAGACAATCACGCTTTCGCGGCCTCCTGTGCCTTGCTCTTCGCGTACTTGATGCGGCAATGCCTGTCGAACTGCTCGACCTCGAACGATGGTGGACGGGCAACCTTGAGCAACTTGTTCGGCCAGACTCCAAACTTCTCTTTATATCGGTGAGCAGCCGCGCCCTCAGCCTTCCCGCGCTCACGCACCATCCACAGGAAGCCAGAGTACCAGTCCTGCTTTTCCTGCATCGTATACTCGCGCTTCTTGCCCTTGCGGACAAATCCACGCTTTACCGCCTCGGCGATGGCGTTGTCATAGCCGAACTGACCGCCGAATGTCAGCCCCTTGCTTTCGAGAAACGCCACGGCTGCCCCGATTTCGTGGTCTTTCGGCTGCGTCCCATAAACCACCAACTCGCCCTCTTCGTGCTCGATGCCCGTTGCCTTCACGGGCTGGCCGCAGTTCTTACAGGCTGCCGTGCCTGCCGGGATAAGAGCATGGCAGGCGGCGCACCTGCGGGGCTTCGCCGGCCGCTTCTCGCCTTCGTAGGCTACGCCCTTCTCGTGCGGCTTGTGCGTGTCCAGGTGATCGTGGAATATCTCCCAGAACAAGCCAAGGCCCTGCTCAGTGTTGTTTCCAGCATGATCCAAGCCAATGAGATGCTTTTTCCCTACATGCGTCCTGATTCCACGCCCCCACCGCTGTACCAGGCTGATTTCGCTTTTGGTAGGCGCCGCGTCGATGATGCAGCGCACATCCTCATCCACCCCGGCAATCAAGCATCCGACGGAGGCGATGCCCGCGATCTCCCCGTGGTACATCTTGCGGAACTGTCGCGTCCTTTCCTCGCTCGGTGTCTGCGCGTCGATGTAGCCAAACGGAACTCCAGAGTCAATGAACGCCGCCATCTGCGCTCTGGCGTGGTCCAGGTTCACGCAGAACATGAATGCCTTTTCGCCGGGTCCGAGCTTCTTCCAAGTCTCGACAACGTTCCCGACGATCCTCTGCTGGCGCATCTCCTGTGATGCTGATGCTTCGGTGAACTCGCCTTTCTGCACTGCGATGTTGCCTCGATCGGCAATTTGCTCTGGCACGTAGAGAACAGTTGGCGTCAGTAATTCTTCCTCGATCAACTGCGGAATAGTCGCCGGGATGATGAGCTTCGTCCAGCGCAGCCCCATGCTCTTTACCCAAGGCGTAGCCGTCAGGCCGATGGCGATCTTGTCTTTCCACGGCCCGTCGAGCATTTCGTTCAAGCCCTTGTAGGTTCTGTGAATTTCGTCGAGCATCATAAAATCCACATCAGGCAATGCCCTTTTGATGAGCGTCTGTACGGAAGCAACCTGTACCTGCGCCTCGCGGTCGGTTCTCGCGTGCTGGGCCTGCATCACTCCGATGTCGCGGATGCCCTCAAACTCGAACGCTTTCACGGTCTGGTCGATGAGAGAAATAGCCGGAGCAGTGAAAAGAGGTCTGGTTCCTTTTGACAGCGCCCCACCGATAAGATGAGCCGAAAGCAAAGTTTTTCCAAATCCGCACGGAGCAGCCAGAATGATGCGCTTATGTCCATCCTTGATGGCCTGGCGAATGTCCGCGATGGCTTGAGCCTGCCGTGGACGCAAGGGGCGCAGGCGCAGATTGTTGTAGGGCCGCAACAGCGTCATCTGCTCACTCATTTGCGGAAGCTATCCTGTTCGGTGCAGGTTGCCCAATGCGCGACAGCCTCTGAATCTCCACTGGTCATCGGGTTCATCGGAATCTTCTTCCCGTTCGGGGTTTCCCACCATTCAATGTCGTCGCCGCAGCCACGGCAAACGGCGTCATTGTCAAAGCGGTAGTTTGCCGCCTTCATTTCGTTTAGTGTTTTCGGGAATGCCATCACCCCACCTTTTGCATGACGATACCTTTGTTCTTGATGATCTTCGCGTAGAGCGCATCACAGTAAAGCGAGTTAACCAACTTCTGCGCCGTCTCTGGCGGTATCTCGTGGCTCTCCGACTCGTACCGCACCGGGCCATTCTTTGAGCCGAACACGCAAGCCAACTGCCCCGACCTCCAGCCCACTCCAATCAACCTGCCGGGCTGGTTGCAGGCGATCATGCGCCAAGGATGGGTATAGCACTTCGATTCCTTGCTCCACAGGTAGCCCCGGCGCTCTGCCTCCGCCTTGATGAACTCGCGGCACTCTGGCCCGTACTGCTCAGTGAGGCGCTTGAACTCGGCGAGGTTCTGATTCCAGACCTCGACTGAGGGAATCAGTTCAAGCACCGCCGCCCAGACATCAGTATTGGATTGAGACATGCGACACCAGACCTTTGGCGATGGCCTTGATGACTTCTTCCGCGTTCTCAGCGGTCAGATTGGTATGGTTGAGCAGGCAGGCTTTCGCTTCGTTGTTGATCTTGGCTGAGTGAGCGCGGTTCGCCGCACGTTTCCGTTCCGCCTCTTCCGCCTCTTTGCGCTCACGCTCCGCACGTTCCTGCTCGGTACGAATCGCCGCCTTCTTATCTTCCTCTGCCTTTTTCGCAGCAGCCTCCGCGTCGCGCTTGGCTTTCGCCTCCGCTTCGATCCGCTGCCGCTCGGCCTGCTCCGCGCGCTCTTGCGCAGCTTTGCGCTCACGCTCGATTGCGGCCTCTCTTTCAGCGGCTTCCTTCGCGGCCTTGGTTTCGCGCTCCTGAGCCTCGCGCTCGATGCGCTCCCTTTCCGCTTTCGCCGCGCGCTCTGCCTCAGCCGCAGCGATTCGGGCCTTTTCTTCGGCCTCGGCCTTCGCCTTGGCCGCAGCCGCTTCCTCACGTTCTTTCTGCGCACGCTCGGCAGCTTCCGCCCGCAGACGGGCCAACTCGATCTGTTCGGCGTCGTGGGTTTCCCGCTTCTGGATAGCGTCGCTGATCTTCGCCGTAGCCGTCTTCACCGCCAGTGCCCCACGCGATCCGAATTCCCCCCAGTCGTGGTCTGACGGATATTCACCGACGATCTCCTGTAGGCGCTCTTTCATTTCCTCCAGAGGAAGGCAATGCCACTCTTGAAGAGTCTGAGTACCTACGAGGTCGAGATCGGCAATCGCAGCCTCGTGCTTGGCGATGCGCTCTTTATCCCGGTTCTCCCACTCAGTCAGCGGCTGGCGCACTTCCTTTTGAAGCGCCTCCAGTTCGTCCCAAATCCGCGCCCCTTCAGCGTCAATCACCTTGAGTTCTTTCTTGCGATCTGCGACCAATTCCAGGCGCATTTTGTCGGTCGCGGTCTTAGTGCGGGCGATCTTGTAGGCGAGCGCCGCGAGAGCATCCCGGTTTTCTTTGGTTGAAATATCGAGCGCGGCTGCTTCTGCGCGGGCCTTGGCTTTGATCTCTGCGATCACTTCGTCAGCTTTGCCGGGAGCAAAGAGAATAACCCCTGTCATCGTGGGCGGAATTACCATCAAACTTGTGTCTGCCATTGTGCTGTCCTCTCGCTTAGTTGTTCGGCATGATCTTCCATTGAGTAGGCGGCAAGCCGCGCTTGGCTATCGCCTCTTCAATCTGAGCGTTGAGCACCTGAGCTTTGTCCTCGATCTCTGCGATCGTTTGCGCCCAATCGGAACGCCAGAAACGGGGAGCCTTGACGAGCTTAATTGCATCTGGAGCGTAAGGCTGGAAAGTAGAGCAGTCCCACCAATCCCGCTCGGGATAGCAGATAAGCCCCGAGAGACACTGACCTTTGTACTCTTCGGCCAGCGTCTCGGGATTGTCAGCGTAGGCCAGGTGAACCATCTCAGTCGGGCACTTTAACTCAGTGCCACCCTTGTCGCCCACCAGGCCATCCGGGCTGCAACCGAACCAATCCCAGAGAGGATGCAGAACAAAGCCGACCAACTCTACGGGCATCTGCACTTCCGCCTCGTAGATCATGCGAGCGAAAGGCTCTCTGTCGCTGCCGTCCTTCATGTACTGCGTGGTGACGTTGTTCACCGCTCTGCCGTAGATGCGCTCCACGATGAGTTTCTGGCGGTACTCAGCGTACTCAAGAGCTTCCGTGCCGGCTGGACAGACTACGCCCTTGCGGGTGGACTGGCGGGTGGTCGGAGGAGCCAAGAGAGCGTCGATGTTCGAGCCTGTGATGCGTCCGACTCTCGCGGCGGTCCAGAGGTCGTCGCCTTGCGTGCATTCGATGATTCTGCTCATTTTGCCCTCTTGAACGCTTTCAGGCGTTCGTCGCGTGCTTCGGTGAAAAGCGTCATTGAGCGATAATCGGGCGGCGTCAGTTTCTTTGCCGCGTCAAGAGCTTTGGACCACTCAACCATTACGTCGGCTGGGCTCTCTGCCTGGTTGATAGCGTCGATAAATCCACCCCCCTCTTCCTGTGTGATGCCGGGAGGGTTGCCGTCATTGTCCACACCCTTCGGAACGATGCCACACGAAGCCAAGAACGTGTACCGTTCGAGGTAGGAGTTTGCAGAGCCAACGCCCTGAATTGGATTTTTACCACCACTGGTATCTGACGGTCCGGCGAGTGTTGCCCCTTCTTCCTCGTACCCCAGGTGGTGCTTGAGGAAGCAGGTAACTCGAACCCGGCCGTCCGGCAAATCTGTTGACTTCCAGCGGTGTGTGATCCCCACCTTAAGGAGTGCAGGAATCAGCAAATCACAGGCTTTGTCTAATTCAACGTGCCAGTAGCTTGTTGCGGGCTTGTTGGAATCCTTGCTGGGGAACGATACATGTTTGGTCTTGAGGATCGTCGGCGCATCGTCCTTGAACGTCTTAAACGCTTTCGCAAACTCTACTCGTGCCTCACGGTCCAGTTTCTCCCACTCGAAGCGTTCCCGGTTTTGCAGAAACTCTTCGCGCTTGGTTTCAAGCTCGACAACCTGCCTCGCAATCTCGATAGCCGCCTGTGGATCGGTAACATTGCGGGAGAGCCTGTCAAGCAACTCCATGCCGCTCGGGGCGCGTTGGATGGCTGTGTCAGTCATTTATTTGCCCTCGAACAGCGGAAGATCAGACCAGCCAAGAGCCGAGAGAGCCGCCTCAAGTTCTTTCACTTCCTGAGCAGCCTTGTCACGGACAGCCATAGCTTTGTTGCGCTGGATGACCAGGTGGTTGATGCCGATGGCGATATGCCGGGGCCGCTTGGGAACGATGGGCGTCCCGTGCGGCGCGTGAAGCGTTTCTACTGTCTCATTCTTTGCCATGTTTTTCTCCAATCAAAGTTGAATCCCGCCGTCTGCTGGTATCCGGGGACTGTATGCCAATCGGCCAGCCTGCAACACCTTAGCCTGTGGACGGCGGGAAACTTGTTACTAAACTGATTCAGGCTCTGCGGAGTCGTCGGCGCAAAGGTCGGCGGCGATCTGACTCGCCTGCGCATCGAGATAGTTCTGCGCGTGCTGGACCTTTGACCGCGCCCAAAACGGGACGTCATTGCGGAATGCCACGGCCATTGCGTTCTTCGCTTCCATCAGCACCCTGATTTCTTCCATCGGCTCCATCGGCGTCTCCTTTGCTGACGAAGATAACGATAAGCCCGCGAAATATATTTGTCAAGCCCCTTGACACGATTTATTTTGAGGCGCATTATTCCAGTATGCCAGTCAAGGCGTTGACCAAAGCGCAATTCCGAAAGTATCTAGCCAGGCGACACTCTAAGGAGTCGTTCAAGGCTATTGCCGACGATCTGGGAGTGACGCGGCAGGCTGTGGAGCAGTGGCACAATGGTGACAATCAGCCATCTAAGCTAGTGCTGCTGGTCGTTGCCATGCACATACAGATCGAGAAGCGCGTCAAGTGAGCGGCGGCAAAGGGAGAGGATATGAGCGAGAACGTGGTTCCTGTCCATCAATGGACAAATGGCGGCGATGAAGTTCTGGTCGTGCGCTTTGTGTCGAAGGACGGCAAGTCTTACGGCGGATTTCAGCACCCGATGAATGTAGGCGAAACCGTTACTGCTCCTGATTGGAGCGACGACATGAGATGTGGCGGAGGAATTCACGGCTGGCCGTGGGCTATCGGTTTGGGCGAAGGAAAAGAGTGCGATTGGTCGGCGTTGTGGCAAGTCTACGGCGTTGCTGCAAAAGACATCGTGGGCGGGGAAGGCAATCTGCGAGGAAAAGCTAAGTTCCGCACTGGCGTCTTGCGCTTCACTGGCTCGTGGAATGAGGCTACTGATTTCGTTTTAGCGGGACAGATGGCATGGGTTCACCACGCCGCGAGTGGCGCAGCCTCAGCAACGGGCGAGAGTGGCGCAGCCTCAGCAACGGGCGAGAGGGGCGCAGCCTCAGCAACGGGCTGGAGTGGCGCAGCCTCAG